AGCAGCGCCGCCGGATGCCAAACCACCATGCAGATCAACAAGAATCGTAGTGACGATATCTCCACCAATCTTGTTGATGAAGGTGTTGATTGCTGCGTCGGCAATACCAGAACCGTGCGCGTTAGGAGCGACGTTAAAGATTGTGGCTGCTGTGCCTAGGCTGGCGTTGTTTGCACCTACAGTGGTGCCCGCTGCAACGATGTTGTCTCTACCAGATGTAGCAACTTTTTGAACTTCAAGAGAACCACCGCTGGTGGCATTAAGCTGCTCTGTAAAAGTACCCAAGGTGGCACTTTTGGTTACAACTTTGAATCCGTTTTCGGAGCGGACTGCACCGTTAAAGGTCGTGTTTGCCATGTCTATCTCCTGTCGTGGCAAGTGTCAGCTACTCAATGTAACTGTCAGGGATACTGTATGCTATAATAAAAAGAGGGGAGTAGCAAGCCACTCCCCCCTCATCGTTATGCTCCGGGCGATCCGAAGATGCCCAGTGGATCGGATACACCGAATGAGTAACGCTCACGGGCCTTGTACCGGCTGTTGCCGGTGCTGAAGTCAGCATCCATAGCGGTAGCCATCGGGCTACGTACGAAGTGCTTCAGGCCATTCGGAACGTCAGTCAGAAGGAAGAACGCATCAGTATCTGTCAGATAGTGATTGATCGTATATCCTTCAGGGATAGAACCATTATTGCGAAGCGCATTAAGGTCGTTATCCGCTGTACCCACGCGTCCTTCAGTCTCCAGCAAGCGAGTTGCAACAAACTGCAGGTTCGGTGGGATAATCAACTTACGTGGCCTTGCAGCAATCAGCAGACCGCGCTCGTCAGTCCAACCAGCAATCTGAATAACGGCGGCTTCCAGAGAAGTCTCGTTAAGATCAGCCGCTGTTGCAGGCTCGTTAGAGTTGGTTCCGCCACTAACAAGCGGGTGAGCCGTGGAGCAAAGCTCTACGCCGTCGCCGTATGTAGTGCCGCTAGAAAAGGCATTGTTAAGAATAGTCGCTGCCTTGACTTGCTTTGTGTACGCCATAGCACGAGCGAGTGCCTTCGTATAACGAGCTGACAGTGAGTCATACAAGTTATCTTCAATAGCCTCTTCGGTGATTGAAAAGCCCATTGCGACGGTCTCGTGTGTATAGCGAGCGGTGAACGCCTCTTGTGCATTGTCATACTCGATGGCAGAGCCTTCGTTTTTGACTGGTGCTGCTGAGAAGCCCGATAATTTGGTCTCCTCCTCAAAAGAGCGATCAGAAGTCTCTGTTTCAAAGATCTCTGCGTGTTCTTCACCGTATTTTGCGTACTCCAATCCGAACAGAGCGTTCAGGCCGGGAAGGAGTTCTTTAAGTAGTTGTGCGCGTGAAATAGCCATTGTCTACCCCTCCTTATACGCCAGCGGTTTGTTGATAACGTTGATAACCCTGCGTGAATTTGACAATAAACTCGACAAAGTTACCAGAACTGTTTGCTGTATCAGGCACGACATCAACAACGGTAATCGGCAGAATTGTTGCCACGTTGTTAATAAAGACGCCCATACGGCTGTTACCTGACGCTGTCACACCAGTGTTAAGCACAAGCTCCGCGTTACAGGAGATTGCGTTAGCACGGCTAACATAAGCAGGAAGCAGCCCAGAAGCAGCACCATCAGCAGAAGCACCCGTGCAGTTCACCACTTTGAACAACACGTTCGGATCGTCACATACGTAGGCTTCAATGTCAGAAGCTACGATGCTACCGGGATAGCTTTGGCGGAAGGTTAGCTGACCTGTATTAGGATCAGTATAACTTACTCCCATGAATACACCAATAACACCAGCTACTACAGAAGTGTCATTCTGTAATGTGGTGATAATGATAGTTCCATCGTTCTTATACTGCACCACATCTCCATAGAAGAGGGCCGTGCCGTAGTTTGAAGCGATGGGGATCTTACGTGTAGAACCCGCATAGCTATGGCCACCAATCATTCCGATTGGACGGAGGCCATATGGGGCATCAATGGTAGGATATGCCATCTATTTGTCTCCAGACAACAAGGGTTTAATGTTAACCCCCAGAGCCAAAAGTAACTTTTGACTGTCGCTCCTGAAAGAGCGGCATACGAGGGTCGTTTTCTCTCATAAGGTTGTTATCAACTGATTTGATCTGGCCTTTAGTTTGCTGCGCGTAATAAGCGGTGCGTTCATCAATCAGTTCTTGTGAAGCCTTACAAAGTATAAGCCCACCAATCACAATGTTGTCTTTAAACTTCTCGTTCTCGATAGTAGCCATTGTAATCTCTGGATGGTCTGTAGCTTTTACAGGCTCCCAACCTTCACGAAACTTGGAAGAAACATTAGTGGCGTCAGTTTGCCCCTGCGTGGCGACTCTAATCCAGCGAAATGCGTAACCCGGCTCGGGATTCGGTGACGGCAAGGTCTCAGGTCTCTGCCAAGCTCTAGTACGGGTCGTTTTTTCGCGGGTGGTCTGTTCACGGTCTATACGGTTTTCGGCCATTAGTTTTTCCTCATCTCTGCTGCAACCTCTTGGGCGTATAATTCTAGAGGTACTCCAAGTCGTTTAGCGATGTTAACCTGTGTTTGCGTTAGCTTGATCTTCTTAGGTGCTACGCTCCGCGTTGCGGGTGCAACCACATTTGGTTGTTTTTTCGGTTCTTCGACTTCTACAGTATCCTCAAAATTCTCAGGGAATACTTGGCGCATACGAGTGTCTATCTTCTCGTAGTATTCGTCGCTCCCGATGACAACGCCATCTTTCTGAAGCTTTGCGTGCAACCCTAGTGCTAGTGATGTCATTTCATCGTCAGAGTTAAACCACGGGTTGGCCCGCGCCCACTCATCAGCTCTAGCATCAACTACCACTGGGGCGGTTTCTGTTGGTAAGTTAACAGGAGTTTCTTCTTCCTGTAAAGCAGGAAGTTTGAAATTATTTAGCCTATCGGCCTTAATCTTAGCAGCGGTTAAGTTTTCTTGTGCTTCAACGACTGCTTCTGCATCTCCAGCCTCATATGCCTCTTTGTATTTAGATTTGGCTTGCTCTAGATCTCCCGCAGCAGATCGCTTGGCTTGGTCAAGCATAGTTGATTGATTCTTACCAACCGTGCCTTTTAGTTCTTTATTTTCATTTATCAGTTTTTTGGCATATGCTTCTAGCTCTTGCCTTTCGCGGAGGGCTGTTTCTTTTGCCCGCCTTTCGTCATGGTAGCCTTTGCTGAAATGTTTGATTCTGTTTTTGACCTTGTCAGAGTATTCTTCAAGTTCTTCATCAGTAATATCAGCCGGTGGCTCAGAAACTTTACGCCCTCTATCAGCTTTTGGCGTATCATCAACAACCTCAACCTCAAATCCAACATCTTCAGTGTCCTCTTTACTCGCAGGGTTTGCCTCAGACTTCTCAGGTTTCTTGCCAGAAAGATCAACCTCAACGGCATCGGAACTCTCCACTTCAATCTCTGGCTTTTTAGTATCTTCGTCTGGGAATGTGTATTCAATCTTTTGAAACGCCATTACTTAACCCCTCATACTTTGCAGATACCACGAGGATCAGGAACCACTGCCTCAATGGAATCGTCATTCATCAACCTAAACTCTTTGCCGTTTACCTTGAATCTAGTGCCTGTGTTCATGCGGAACATCACATAATCACCCACCTTGCACCATGGACCGGAAGGAAATCGCTCTTCATCGCTATAGGCGCTTTCGCCCATGTCGATAACTGCTCCCATGATAGACATGATGTACTCTTTGTGTTTTTCACTGTCTGTCTTTAGCAGACTACTACCTTGATAGTAATCTTCAATATCAGGCAAAGCTACCAATATGCGGTATCCACAAGGCTTGGGTAGTTGTGCATCCCAATCTTCATCGGGAGTAATTTTTTTGATTGCTTCAGTCATCATCATCTTCCAGTTGATTGCGCGAGAGGTCATTTACATAGTTAAGACAGGCGTCAAGACCTCGGATTAAGCCTGTAACTTCCTTGTATTGGGCGAAGTCTTTAGCTCCACCACTACCAAGAAACTGTAATGCAGAGGTTTTATCCTCGTTCAGTTTGTCAGAAAGCACATCAAAGACGGTTTTAGCCATTCTACTTCTTCTTTTTAAATGTGCGTTTGCGTTGATTTCTTTGGTTTTTTTCTATTTTTGTTAATGTCCTTGCTTGTTTAGCGTGAGTTTTTGATGCCTTTTTCAGACCCTTAATGACCTTTTTTAGAGGTTTTGCGTTATTAAGCATTATTCTTTACCCCTACCTGTAGCTAGTTTAAGAACTTCCAACTCTGTCTTATCTTCTGCAGCCTTTTTATTTGCCTGCAACTGTACACCAGCTTTTTTAGCGTCGATGCCAATTTCTAGCTTTTCAAGTTTGATACGTTCTTCTTCAAGTTTGGCATCTGCCATATCCTTGACAAGTTTACGTTTCTGCTCTTCTTGCCTGATCTGCATGTCACCAGCATCTTTTTGTGCTTTACGCTGCACTTCTTGAGCCTTGACCTGTAACTCCTGCTGCTGAAGCTGGAACATAGGATCTTGTGCTTGTTGTTGTGCGGCTTGCTGTGCAGCCTGTTGCTGATTTGCCTGTGTAAGCTGTTTGCCAGCCTCTGCAACCACGCGTGCGAGTTGTACTTCCACCTCTTCTGGAAGCTGTTCGTTTGGTGGTGGTAACTCGGCTCCCATCCGCTCTTCGATATCTTTGCGGTATTTGAAGCCAAGATGCTCTGCAATGTGGGCCTGCAGGGATGCCATAATCTGTTTTGCTTGTGGGTTCTGCCCAATCATACCCATGACCTGTGGGTCTTGCATAAATGCCATGTGTGCGCCGATATGCGCTTCGTGATCCTGATAGATAAATGCCTTCATAGGCTTGCCCATCAACGCGTTCATGTTTTCACTTAATGGGTCCGCAGGCTTCATGTCATCCTTCACAGGAACAAGTTTATCTGCGTTCTTTACTCCCAAAACCTCAATCATCTGCCTGTGCAGTTGAGGTAAGTCGTAGATCTGTGGTGCTTGTGACGACATCTGCAGGACAGCTTGATACTGTACTACACGCTGCGCCATGGTAGAGCTGTTAGGATCACTGACGGGGATAACATCTACCATCATGTAATCAGCCTGACGGGCAGTAACCTCCCCCCGTACCGGCTGATACGAATACTCTGCTGGCGCGTATTCAGCCATTAAAGCCTTGAGGAGCTTGAACTCCTGCTTCATGGCGTAATGAACACGGGCCTGTACTGCAGCCATTGGCTTCAGTGTACGCTCTAAAAGCGCCAGCGTCGTTCCTACCGGAGCATTAGCAGACATATCAGATATGTTCATGTCGCTAATAGCGCCCAGTCTGCGGCCTTCGTTAGTGATCTTATCCAGCAATGCCAGAAGTGTTTGAGACGGTTCTTTGTATGGTAGAGGCATGATGTTGTCACGAATACTACCTGACGGCACATCCACATCCTTGAACTCTCCCGGCTCAATAGGAACGTCATCCCCCTTGATACGCAGCCCACGGGACTTTAGTCCACCGGGCAAATTAGCGAGCGTACCGGCATCGACAAGTTGGCGTATCAAGGAGGTTCCTGCCCGAGCATATCCACCAATGATGTGAACAAGCCCCAGACCGTAGAAGCCGAACCCCGGTACATACGGGTAATGTACGAAGTGCTGACGCTTCAACGATAGTGGATCTTCAGGGTTCCAGTTACGACGAATCGCTAGGATCTCTCCCGACCCACGTTCTATAGTCACTACATACGGTTTGGCAATCTCGTCTTCGGAATCATCAATACCGTCAATCACAAGGTCAGCATGTACTTCGTACAGTGCATACCGATCATCGTCAGTCAGAGAGTATCCCCCCTCTTCAGCCTTACGGATCTCAATATCCGAGTGGTACGGCTCTGGCTCACTCAGTTCGATATCACGGTAAAACCCATTGACCTGTAGCTTCTTCAGTTCATTCTTTGTCTTACGCATAACGTGCGTGACGCGCTCTGCAGTCTCAATATGTGACGCACTATACGGCACGATACAATCTTCTGCGGGAATGAACAGCGCAACCTGACGCCCAATGTTGGGGTCGTGGTATACTTTCTTAAATGCCGAGCCACCCAGCCCCAAGCTATACAGGAGTCGCTCATGCTCTGGGCGATACTCAACCATATTCTCGGTAAGCTCGTAGTTCATGTCAGCCTTAACACGAGCAGCGGCTTCTTCTTTATCTTTAGTCTCTTCACCTAGAATCTTTGTTTTAACAGGACCAAGCGACGGGAATGTTTCACTCATGGTCTCTGCTTGGAACCGTATGGCGGCTTCTGCTAGAACTGTGGAATACACTCCACATGCTCCCTGCCACGGATCAGTGCGTTCTTCGTACTTAAATCCTAGTACATCCAGACCATCTACAAACGTATCAGCCCACTCTTTGCGGCTATCAATATCAGAATCAATCAATCCAATCAGATCATCAGACAAAGAGGCAAGATCTCCCTCTTCCATATTCTCAGCGAGGTTGCCATCAAACGGCATATCCTGCATATCTTGACCGGGAATAAGAGTTATCTCGACACTACCGTCATCAAGAGTAACCATGTCTGGATTAACGATTTCTATTTCCAGATCTGTTGCGGGCATCTCTCCTTCTGGAAGCGCCTCGTCCATGCCCACAGGAGCTTGATATAACCCTTTTTCAACTGCCATAATATTGACCCCTAATAATACCCGCCGCTACGCCGTCTGAAATATTGCTGTTCTTCCGGTTCATCACTAGGCAGACGTATGAAGCCCCCTTGACGGAATCGCATAAGGGCCATAACCGTTGAATCAACCAAGTCATCATGGCTCATAAACGGAAATCCTGCAATCTCTTCTATAACTTCCTCGGCCCAGCGAGTCTCCGGCATCCAGCACATGCCTGATGCAACAATATCTGATACGGAATTTAATCGGGCCAACTTATCTCCTGTGCCTCTATGCGGGGTATATTCCTGTACAGGCAAACCAGACCTACGCATTTCTTGGTACAATGCCGTGCCAGCACTTTTCTTCTCGACGATGAACGCATCTGGCTCCCACTCTTCGTATTCTTCTAGGGCAAGTTGTTTTAGCTCTGGAAACTCCATACGCTTCTTTATGCTGTTTAGCAATATAATATTATAATTATCCACCTCTTCATTCAGAAACACACCCCAAGTCGTCAATGCTGTAAAGTCAGCACGGTTGTGCGTCTCTGCTGCCGCATCCAAAGACATGATAACGTATTCGCAATCGGGTGGATATTCCTGTTTCCATACACCCCACCAGTCCCGCTTGATAAGTGCAGCCTCTTCTGCGGTGGGTTCCTGCTGATACTGCGCGTTCCACTGAAATGTGGGCATTGATGCCTTGGTACGCAGTAACGCGTTAAGATCAAAGAACTCAGGCCATAGTGGTTTCTGCTCTGACTTCTTTGTTTTCTTGTTCACTATATCCAGTATTGCGGGGAACTCGACTACATCATATTGATCAGCTCGCTCGTTCTGTACCATGTCCCGTGTGACTCGTCCTGTGAGGTCATCCATGTGCCAGCGTGTCTGGATAATAGCTACACGCCCACCGGGCATTAGTCGTGTACGCGCTCCGAAGGTGAACCATTCGTATGCTTTTTCAAAGACTTCAAAATTTCCGTTAATGACATCTTGTTCGGAATGGGGATCGTCAACGAGCAAGAGGTCAGCACCACGGCCAGCAATAGAGGAACCAATACCACACGCATAATATTCACCTCCTACACTCGTGTTCCAACGCCCAGCAGACTTGGAATCCACCGCAAGTTTTGCTGCGGGAAAGATAGATGCGTACTCGTCAGTGGATATAAGATTCCTCACTTTACGACCAAAATCAACTGCTAGATCAGTGGTGTGTGACACCATCATAACCTTCTTGTTGGGGTTGCGACCCAAGAACCATGCAGGAAAAAAGATAGAAACAAGCTGTGATTTACCGTGTCTGGGTGGGATATTGACGCAAATACGATCTTTTTTACCCTCTGCAATGTCCATAAGCATGTTTCCAAGCATCCTATGGTGTTTTCCAACAATATAATCAGGCTGCATACGCTTACAGAACTCAATCAGGTCATCATAAGCCGCCTGATTGGTCTTTCTGCTACTTAATTCGTCAACAAGACGGTCAATCTCCACTATTTCATCAGGAGTATAGTGATCTAGGTTGTCCAACATCTGTTGAACCTCTAATTCAGTGAAGTTTTCAGTCGTCATCGAACTTTTCGTCCTCTTTCAGACCAAGTTCAACGTCAACATCCAGCGATTCACCATCAATTACGATAGCATCCTGTATTTTTTCCTGTGGTGTACTCAATTTTTGCAGTTTCTCACGCAATTTTGCGCGCAAATCGTCCGTAGACTGGTGAGTTATGGTCACTTCCGACTTTTCTGCAAACAAACCAACGTCAGATATCTTACCAAGCAGCTCCAAAGCGCGTATCCGCACTCGGGGATCTGGATTTTCGGTCTCTTCGATGAGTTTATTGGTCACAAGGTGGCGTACCTGCACGGCACTCTCCACGACAGAGTGACCAAACTCCTGCAATATGTTGTTTGTAAGTATCAATGAGGCAGGTGTAAGTGCTGCTGCCTTCTTCGTAGTGACTTTTTTAGAGGTTGTGTCGGGGTCATCGGCGTAGGCCATCGTAATTTTAGCGGCTACATCCTTATCTTCCTTGGTAGGTTCGACATCTAACCCGTGGTCAGCAAGTTCCTTGGCGGTTTCACTAGCCGCATCCGTGCGCTGTTTGAGATCCATAGGTGGTAACTCATCAGGAATTGCCACCCCAAGCTCGGGTTCTACCATAATACTCATGTGTTTATCGCAGGCTGTTAACCGTTGGTATCGACATATACAGTATAATATTTTTTTGTGCAAGGAGGTTGGGACTCCTACCAGGGGGTGTTCCTGTGTGAGAGGGGGTGGGGGGTCGAACCCAGAAAAAACAGGATTGTTCGTATAAATTAGACATACATACACGTGTATGTAACTGCTGACATATAGCGGGTCATGGGGGTGGGGTGGGTCATCGCCTGTCAGGTTTTGCTATTGCTTGCCATGTTTACGTAATTCCGTAAAGTATTAGATAAATAATAACACGTTTACAGTCTATCCATTTCAATTACCGCGCCGATGTGCCATATTATAACCATCAGAGCAAGGCATACTGCCAGCTCATAGAGTTTACGGAATTCCGTAAACAGAAAGGATCTAGTCATCATGACTAATCGTTCTAACGTGGCAACACCGGATGTTGCATTTGTGCGTACTGTTAACAAGGCCGAGGGTGCTGACGGTTTGGTAATGGCGGAAATCAAAACCCGCGAATTTACCGAAATGACGTTCACAAGTCCCAAGTCTGGCGGTACGTTATCGCCCGAGGCATGGGAAACGTTCCGTCAGGTCGTGGCCAATAACGCAAAGGATAAGTTTAGAAAGCCCTTGCTTACTCGGGCCGAAAGGATAGCGTTCAAGCCCAGCAATAAAGAGTTTATGGCGCTTAAGAAAAAGCGCTCTGAACCGGTACAACTTGCTATGCAGGCTGACAGGACATCGGCAGGACAAAAGGTCGGTACATGGATCAGCACTCGCAAGTCCAAAGCCGCCGAGGTCGATGCCATAAATTCTGGCAAGACTAAGAAGAAGACCGGTGGCGTCAAGCCCTTGCAGGAACGTGTTAACATCCACGCCAACAAGGCACTAGGCCAGATAATGGCAAATGCCGATAAGGCAAAACCTCACCACTTGAAAAATCAGGCAAAGGTGGTCGAGCTTCTAAAAGAGATTGCCAAGCTGACTAAGTCACCGACCAAGTCGGTGACTCACTAAAACAACTTAGGGCAGGGCTTCGGTCCTGCCCTTTCATCATAAGAGGATACGTTATGAAAGATCAAACTGTAGAACGGTGGCGTAAAGCAAAACAGCAACAGCAACGCGCTAAAAAGTTTCGGCGTATTGCTGGTGTTGTCATAACATTTCTAGGCATACTGATGGTCTTAATCGGTATGTCTATCGGCGAAATATCTACTGATCCATGGCCTATATGGGGCATCGCTTTGCAGGCTGGATGGATTATCTTAGGCGGTCTTGTTGCATTTTTTGGATACAGGAGCGCGTTAGATGACTAAGTTAAACGACACTGAATATTCACTGTGTACTAATTACACAGAAGAACAACTTACTGAATGGCTGGAAAAATCAGAAGATACTGGCCATCATCGCGGTTATGCAAGGCATCACTTGGCAATGGCACTAATTGCTAAACGCCAAGCGAATGAACGGATGCAAGACTTCCCTCGGGAATATCGACTGTTCAAATAAAGATCAGGCAGGGCTTCGGTCCTGCCTTTTTTTGTGCCTTTTGAAACCAGTTACTTAGAGCTGCGTTGAGCCACTCGCATAGTGACACGTTAAGAGACCAGTTACTTAGAGCTGCGTTGAGCCACTCGCATCAAATACAAAAACATATGCAATTGGCTGGAAGCGTTGTGTGTCATAACAAGTTTACGGAATTCCGTAAAGAAAGAGAAACCAGTTACTTAGAGCCGCGTTGAGCCAATGTTCTAATGTTCTTTCTAATGTTCCGTAATGTTCGTTTTTTTTTGCCACTGTTAGAACATTATGTTTTGGTGGTGGGGCGTGGTGATGCATAGCAGGCAATGCCGAGGTTTGCCTATCAGAACTTATCTAATCTTATCTAATCTTGTAGTAGTAGTGTAATGTTCGTTTTTTCAAATATTATTAAGGTTTGTTGGAGGGTACATGGGTAGTTTACGGAATTCCGTAAAGTCTGAGAGGGCGTCGAGGCAGGTGTCCAAAAACCTCAAAAAACGAACAAAAGAACATTGCTGTCTTTCCAATGCGTTACACACCACCACATAAGAACATTACAGTACATTACACAACAACACACCGTTCACCAAGTTTTACCCTATTTATATATTTATAATAACTGTTCACCATGTATTGACAGTAAACGCTACCTGTGGTAGTATTCATCATCGCCAAAATTCGACTAAATTTTGGTACATTACAACCACAGTTTACGGAATTCCGTAAAGAAAGAGAATGACCGATGAAGAACTACGCACACATTGAGAACCCCACCCTGCGCCGTGTAGAGATGGCGCTTGACCACCTCAAGCATTTGGAAGACCTCGGCTGGACACAGCCGTCACAGTCATATGCAGAAGATATTGCAGTGGCTATCGCGGAGACTATCAAAGAACTGACCGAACTCGGTTACGTCCACACAATGCACTAAAACTTGTCACACAGGAGAACGACATGACACAGATTATCTCAACCGAAACTTTACGGAATTCCGTAAACCCCGCACCATCCACACCAAGCATCGGATCATCTGCCATGCTTTGTGAGTTGTCCATCTCAACATGGACAGGACGCAAGAAAGACAAGAAAGCATCAGAAGATGTTACCACAGACAACCATGCCGCGTCCGGTGTAGCGTCTGTACACAAGAAGCTGCTCGCTGACTGCCAAGAACTCATGGCGGTACAGAAGTTCACAGCCAACAGCCGCAACATACACTACGCCATGACAATGCCATGGTCTGACACAGGCTTGCGTCTTTTGCCAACGGCTCAATACTTCAAGTATCATCAGGCAATGACTGACATCCAGAACGAGTATGACAGGCTTGTTGACTTGTTTCTGTACAGTTACGAATGGGAGATCACTCAAGCATCCGCAAAGCTAGGTGACTTGTTTGATCGCAACGAGTATCCATCCGTTGACAGTCTACGCAACAAGTTCGGGTTTCGCTTGTCGTATATCCCACTGCCTGATGCTGGTGACTTTCGTATCGACATCGGCAATGAGGCAACCGAGCAAGTCAAGGATCACTATCAGTCCTACTATTCGGCACAGTTAAACAACGCAATGAATGACGTGTGGACACGTTTACATGACGCACTCTCGCATATGTCCGAGCGGCTCGACTACTCAGATCATGAAAAGAAGAAAGTCTTTCGTGACAGTCTCGTTGGTAACGTGTTTGACATGGTAGAACTTCTTAACGTGTGTAACGTCACAGGCGACAGCCAGATGAACGCGGCACAAATGAAACTTGAAGATGCTTTTCGTGGTGTCAATGCTGATGCACTGCGCGAGGATGCCCATCTACGGTCAGAGACTAAGCGCACCGTGGACGAGGTAATCAAATCACTACCATCAATCGGCATGTAACTTTACGGAATTCCGTAAACAACTCTTGAAAGAATGGAGACTATCATGAATACAGCAACAACAATGTACGCACTGGGACTTGACCAAGTTGAGGCAGTGGTTCTAGCAATAGGTAAAATGCGCACCGTGCTTGTGCAGGGTGACATGGGTACAGGCAAGTCAACACTTCTTACCACGCTTGCCAAGGCACTGCCCAATCACACACCGTGCTACTTCGATTGTACGACCAAGGACTTGGGTGACATCACCATACCCAACCTCGCCAAGATGGATGATGGCACAGGCTATGTGACGTATCTCACCAATGAAGAGCTTGGTGTGCATCATCACACGCCTGTCATCATCATGGTTGACGAGTTCGGCAAGGCCAATCCTGCTGTCAAGAACGCACTGTTACGTCTTATACTGGAGCGTAAAATCGGTAGCTACACGCTACACCCTGACAGCATTATCTTCGCCACGACCAACAAAGGTTCCGAGGGTGTCGGTGACTTGTTACCACCACATGCTCGCAACCGCATGACGGTCGTGACTACACGCAAGCCTACCAACATGGAATGGATTGAATGGGGTATCAACAATGAAATCGACCACACGCTATTGGGCTGGTGTAAAGACAACCCGCAACTATTCTACTCGTTTGAGGACATCAAAGACCCAGACGACAATCCGTACATCTTCCATCCCAAGCAGCAGAGAGCCGCGTTTGTTACACCCCGCTCGTTGGAAGCGGCGAGTGACATACTCAAGGCGCGAGATGGACTAGACGATCAGACCGTGACAGCCGCACTCATGGGTACTATCGGTGAGCGTGGTGCGATGGACTTGATGGCGTTTGTCAAGCTGGCTGACCAACTGCCAAGTGCCGAGTCGATCAAGCAAGACCCAAAGAACGCCAAGGTGCCGAGCAGTGCTGCCGGTGTGTGTATGGTGGTGTATCGCACCCTAGCATCTTTGGAGAGAGACTGGCTTGACTCATGGATGGACTACCTAGTCCGTCTCGACAAAGAGGCACAGGGTATGTTCGCCAATGGCGTACGCGCACCCAAGTACGCCAAGCAGTCACTCGTTATGACAAACAAGAAGTTCACCCAGTGGGCCATGGACAACAACTACATGTTCGCGGCTGACAAGAAGTAGGGAGGTTACAATGAAAGAATGTAAAGAAGACATCATGTATGGGGGTTCCACTCAAGTTATTAACGCGATGGAATCTGCATTGGAAGAACACTTGAACGAACACTTCAAGTGGGAGTGGCGCTCAGTAGTGGGGGAGCAAGGTAACGGCAAACCCATTTGGAATTTCACTCTGTATGTAGAACCAAAACGAAAAAGACGTAACAAGAAGTAATCTTTACGGAATTCCGTAAACAACAGGGTGGGGCGTGTGCCTCACCCAGAAAGGACAGACCAATGCTTGCTATTGGAAAACAACTGACTACCGAGCAACGGCTCAACAAGTGTGTCATCGACATCATGGGCAATCCCAAGTATGTCGCACTGGCTGGCGTATTGATGATCGGTGAGAAGCGTATCTGCGAGACAACACCAACAGCCTACACCAACGGACGTGACGAGGTGTATGGTCGTGCGTTCGCAGATCAGTGCAACGATCCAGAGTTTCGCTATCTCATACTGCATGAGTGCTACCACAAGCTGTATCTTCATCTCAAGACTTGGAAGCATCTGTGGGACGAGAACCCACGGCTTGCCAACATGGCGATGGACTATGTCATCAACCTCAAGATTTCCGATGACAACAAGGACGGCTTCGCAACCATGACAGGCCCACTCACAGTAGGTTGTTATGACGAGAAGTATCGTGGCATGGATACGGCTCAAGTGTTCAACATGCTCAAGCAAGACCCACCACAAGAAGGTGGCGATGGTGGCGACGGTGACGGTGGCGGTCAGCCATTGGACGATCACGACTTTGAGGGTGCGCAAGAACTATCTGCCGATGAGCAACGCGAGTTGGAGCGCGACATTGACGAGGCAATACGTCAGGGTGCGTTGATCGCTGGCAAGATGGGTACAGGTGGTGATCGTGACTTGCAAGAGTTGCTCCAGCCGCAAGTCGATTGGCGCGAGGTCATGCGTGACTTCATCACAACCACTTGCACAGGCAGTGACTACTCAACGTGGCGCAGACCCAACAGGCGTTTCATGTCTGGTGGTGTGTATCTGCCAAGCGGTATCTCCGAGCGTGTTGACGAGTTGGTGATTGCCACTGACATGTCAGCATCTATCGGTGATCGTGAGGTATCGGTGGCACTGACCGAGATCAAGTCAATCGCTGACACTGTGCATCCCGAGGCTGTGCGTCTGTTGTACTGGGACACCCAAGTGTGTCAGGACGAGAGGTACGAGTCCAAAGATCTGGACACCATGGTTCAGTCAACGCGACCCAAGGGTGGTGGCGGCACGACTGTCGAGTGTGTCCCCGAATACATGACCGACAAGCACATCACACCACAAGCTGTTATCGTGATTACCGATGGCTATCTTGGTGGGTCGTGGGGTCAGTGGTCATGTCCTGTGCTGTGGGTTGTCATCGACAACGACAGTGCCAAGCCCGACTGTGGTATCACAGTTCATGTCAAATCAAGCAACATGTAAGTTTACGGAATTCCGTAAAGAAAGGTAGAGAACAATGGCAACGCCATATATCAAACCAACATCATTCGCAGAGGTGGAGAACATTTACAACAGAACCAAGCCTATGCGTGGCAAGAACAAAGGCAAGGACGTACGTCCGGTCGGCGACCGTAGGCGTGACCATGAGCGTGTAAAGAAGATATCAGCAAACTGCTACGCGCTCATGAACGGGGGCTACTACGATGACGTGTATCATTACTATTCTCACCACTCAAGGGTGGGCTTAACAAAAGCAGAGATCGCCGCGCTATCGCCTGTGGTGTGGAGACGACACAAGGATGGCACCGAGACTGTGACCATACGCAACGGCATTGGCAACGGTGCGCACATGAGCCACTACTCGTTCCTCGACAGGATGCTACCACGCGGCATGATGCTCGACATCAAATACGGTAAGCAGTACGTCTTCGCCAACAGTGGCAAGCACTACTTGCCCAAGTGTATGTATGTGCCACGTTGTGTGTATGAAGCTAATGCAACTCCCAATGGTTTTACCTCATGGATGCGGGCAACCGATGACGGATCAGCGCTGACGTTCCTTCGTGAAGATCACGGTAACAAGTTTACGCTTGTTGGGGACGAGTGTGATGCACCCAAGCCGCCTCGTACCTTGGTCAACAAGAAGCAGAAGGCCAAGTACAAGGACGCCATGGCAAGTTACCTTGCGTGGATCAGTGCCATGGCTCCTATGCTCCAAGTCGATGACTGGGGTTATCGGAGTGAGATGAAGCGACAAGTGCGTGAGGCAACAGGTGGAGGGTACTGGAACCCGATTACACCGGAGGTCATGCGACAGGTAATCACCAAACAAAACCATCCGCTACGTCTAGCCATGGCTGTTGACTTTGTGTCAAGTTATGGTACTATTCGTAACATCCAGTCAGACAATGACGTAAAAGTAGTTAGGGCAGAATACAACAGGTGGATCAACAAGACCTGCGGGTTCACCAAGACAGTGAAAGGGTAAGAAGATGGCAAAGAACTTCAGTGACGTGACCGTGAGTGTGATGCTCAAAGAGAACAACGGCAACACCATACCACCGACCAGTGGGCTGTCATTGCTCATGCAGAAAGTGCGTGAGGCATTTCGTGGTGTCGAGTTCGTGGTGTACAACAGTGGTAAGAAGGCATGGGTGTATTACCCTGACGAGCCGTACCCCATGGGGTATATCGGGTACGGTGACTTTCGCACCGAGGTTGAGGGTGACGCTATGTATATGGTAGCGTCTCGCACTATTACCAACGACAAGTACGCCACATATCAAGATCAGCATCACATGAAGATGACGATCAATATCGCCACGGCCGTACGCAACGCCAAGCGTTTTCTCCGTAACTTCTCACCACGCGAGATGGCGAGGGCAAACATCAAAAATGCGGCGAGAAAGTCACAGGAAAGTGAGGGTGGTGCTGGCAATGAATATCGCAACGCAATGCGTGGCCTGTTTGACCATGAGAGCAGTCAGTCCAACAGGATGCTGACCGAGTTGCGTAACCTTGTGGATACAGGCCATGAATTCATTGACGCTTCGTTTGGCACTGAGTTGACTACCATGTTCAGTTTACTTGACGAGTACAAGTCACTCAAGGACAAGCCCATACATTGTTACTTTGTCCGTGTGTTTGAGAAGTTCGGCAAGCAGACATTCGACGTCTGCATGGTGGATGATCTACACAAGGGTGCGTGGCACGCAAATGTATCAACCGAATTCACACGTTACACTGATGATCTGCCCGAGGATATAATGGGTAAGGTGTCGATGTTGGCTATGGTCGAAAACGATACATACGTTGACGATGTTGGCTACCGCGCAGACGAGGGTTTGTTCTATGTCGTTAGATCATGACACGTTATACCGTGTTTCAATAGACCCTGATACAAATACTGTCCAAGTGTCATGTATAGGCATAGATAGGGTTGACAACAAACTGGAAGGCACTTACGTTACTGTAGAAGATTTACCCCAGTGGGTGCAAGAACGGATTGCGTTGTTGATGATGGTCGATCCTAAACCACCCACGCAGGAGATTGAGGACGTGGGTCAGCGTATAGACAAGTATACGTTCTGGATATGTGGCAAGGAAGGATGGGAGATGAACTTTTGTGTCGCGTTGTACAACGGTGAGGTGGATAGCTACGAGTGGTCACTAGATAACTACGGATACCCCACTGGTGACGGTGTAGATGTTAGTTCACTTTGCCCAAACATTGAAAATGTTGAAGAGATACCGCCGAGTTGAGATCGGTGGGGGAGAGGGACAAGCTAGCACCCTCTCCTTATAAACTTTACGGAATTCCGTAAACCATGGGGCGGCATGTGTGTCGCCCCATGAAACCAGTTCCGACACGGAGATACAGATGGCGATGACGCCCGAAGCGAAAGTAAAGAAGAAGGTGGTGGCAGTCCTCAAAGACTTGGGTGCGTACTACTTTTATCCAGTAACAGGTGGCTACGGCACCAGTGGTGTGCCAGACATAGTAGGATGTTATCAGGGAACTTTCTTTGGCATCGAGTGTAAGGCTGGAAAGAACAAGCCCACACCACTACAGCAGTTAGCCTTGGATAATATATCCAAACAGGGTGGTCTTGCGTTAGTCATAAACGAGACCAATGTCGGTGAGGTAGCACAAAGCCTCAACACGATACCGTTTGGACGGTAAGCAGTGAGTGCCGTAATTAACCACTGCAGTAAGAGCCGCCCTAAGTTTACCTTTCAAGGGGGTGGTGATCTTGCAGGGGGGAGGGTTTTTTTGAAACATTTTCCCTCCCCCACCCAACGGAGATGATGATGGCGATATCAAAACGGCGTAAAGAAGTTTTGGCAGAGTACGGCAAACGTAAGCCCATAGGCACTAAGAAAAAGAAGAAAAAACCGAATAACGACCTGCCTGTCCACTCACCGATTTTTGCATTGCGTGAATTAGAACGCGATACACAACGCGCTCTCCACAAGAAAGAAAAAGAGAAAGAGAAAGAACACAAACAGGCCGCATTGCGTAAATGCGATTTACCAAAACTAAACAGGTTCATAGGCAGTGGCACTAAACATGTTGCGCCGCATGTTCTTGGTCAGTTGTCAGCCGCTTGTGCGAAAAAAGGTACACGCGAAGCACCGTCTGCTATTGACGGTGGGTGGATGTACTACAATGGTCTGGATCACGGTATCGAAGAACAACATCATTTCCGCGCATCCCCCCATGACATATCAAACACTAACTTGATAGAGGAAGACCCACTCACAGGTACGCTCACATGGTATGGTGATGTGTGTATACACTGTGGAAGCCCACCAAAAGATGTTGGCGAAGTGATGCTTGCACAATATGGGCAGACCGAGTTTATCTGTACAGATTGCGGAAAGCACATGCCGCATCACGGCACAGGTATGCGTGGGTACATGACTGGGCAGATATATTTTAAGAAGAACAAGAAACTGAAACCTATTCCAAAGTGGCGTATGCCAATCATCAACACCTACGAGGAGGAAGAAGAAGATGACGAGTGACGATAGGGTAATGACTGATAACAAGTTACAAGTAGATGGCAACGAGTATTTGTTCGACGAGTTGAAGGACGATCAGAAGTACGCTGTCAATCAGATTAAGAACCTCAACGGTAAGATTGCACAAGCAGAGTTCGACATGAATCAGTTGAAGGCCGCAGTGCAACACTTTCACTTGGCACTATCAATGTCGTTGAGGCGGGACAAAGAAGAAGAAAAAGAAGAGAGGGAGAAAAAAGATGATTGACGAGGGGGACGGTACATTCCAAGCGCGTATTGACTTGGGCCAATGCCCCTTATGCAGGACTAGCGTAGACTACAGCACTGAGCCTGTCGTGTGCAGGACGTGCAACTTAACAATGTCTGGTGGGGGTATACAAAAACACAAAGACCCGAACCAGTTGGAACTACCACTATGGCCTATGGGAGAACATCATGGCACAGAAGAAAAAGACAAAGTATGAGAAAGTAGCTAAATATCTTGCAGATCACCCACTAGCGAAAGTCAAAAACGTAGCGAAAGTTTGTGGGTGCAGTGAGAAGTATGTGTACAACATTCGTTCACAAAGAGGCACACCAAAGGAGGTCTTCGAGCAAGAAGCACAAAGCCTCAACGTAAAACCTGTTATCACAGAGACCTTCAAGGATAACTCCGGTAACACCTACAACACTTATGCGCTAGAGAATAAACCAGTAGAGGAAAGGGTACGCGCAAAGGTGCTGCGGGAAGCCGAGGACTTGGTGACTGGCGACAGAGAAAAGGAGCATGGAGAGTTTTGGTCTAACGCTTATCTGACTGCTCAACTCTGGTACGGTTATACAGGTTATGACATACAACCCGAACAAGTACCCGTTATGCTGGCACTCTTGAAGATTGCTAGGTCGCACCAGAACCCAAGTATAGAGAACTTCCGCGATGCGTCTGGTTACATGGCGTTGGCGGCAGAACTTGTGCATGGGGAGTCAGGGGAGTAATGGACTTAATCACTCTCGACTTTGAAACCTATTACGACAGGGAGTTTTCCCTGTCGAAACTAACCACTGAAGCCTACGTCCGTGATCCTCGTTTTGAGGTGATCGGCGTAGGTGTCAAAGTAAATAGCGGAGAGACGGAGTGGGCTAGTGGTACACATGAACAGATTAAGAAGTATCTGCAATCATTCGATTGGTCGGATGCTATGTTACTTTGTCATAACACCATGTTTGATGGTGCTATTCTTAACTGGCGGTATAATATTCGCCCTCGCGTGTATGCCGATACTATGTGCATTGCCCGTGCTATACATGGGGTTGAAACTAGCGCAAGTCTCAGGGCGGTTAGTGAAAAGTATGGTGTTGGTGTTAAGGGAACAGAGGTCGTACAGGCACTCGGCAAGAGGCGAGAGGACTTTACGGAGATTGAACTAGCACAGTACGGCGACTACTGCGTCAATGACGTTGACCTTACCTATAAACTATTCACTATCATGGCGAAGGGCTTTCCTCGTCAGGAACTAAAACTCATAGACCTGACACTGCGTATGTTTGTACAGCCAGTGTTGGACTTAGATCTGGGCCTACTAGAACAGCACCTCACAGAAACACGTGACCGTAAGGATGAGTTGTTGGAGAGTGCCGGAGTGGTCAAAGAAGATTTGATGAGCAATCCCAAGTTTGCGGAACTGCTCAAATCGTTTGGCGTTGAGCCACCTATGAAAGAAAGCCCTGCCACAGGCAAGCAGACCTTTGCTTTTGCCAAGTCGGACGAAGAGTTCAAAGCACTGGCAGACCATGATAATCCACAGGTGCAAGCGTTAGTAGCGGCACGGTTGGGTACAAAGTCCACATTGGAAGAGACACGGACACAACGCTTTATCGACATAGCCAAGCGAGGCATGTTACCTGTACCTGTCAGATATTACGCCGCGCATACTGGTAGGTGGGGCGGTGATGACAAGATTAACCTACAGAACCTGCCCAGCCGTGGTGTAAATGGTAAGAAGTTAAAGCGTAGTATCATTGCGCCCACCGGGTATACGCTGGTAGACGCAGACTCGGCGCAGATCGAAGCGCGAGTGCTGGCATGGCTTGCGGAACAGGACGATCTCACACACGCGTTCAGGGCTGGTGAAGATGTGTATGTAAAGATGGCATCACGTATCTATGGTGTACAAGAGTCTGATGTGACCAAAGACCAAAGGTTTGTTGGCAAGACAACTATTCTTGGTGCTGGCTACGGTATGGGCGCACTCAAGTTCCAAGCGCAACTCAAGAACTTTGGTTTTGATATGGAACTGGATGAAGCACGGCGGGTCATCAGCATCTACCGCGAAGCTAATTGGAAAATAAACAAGTTATGGCGTGACGCACAACAAGCCCTCGTGGCTCTATCCAGAGGTGACAATGCGTCATTGGGTTGCGGCAGTGTGCTAGAGGTAAGTCCACGCGATAGTGCCATACGCCTACCGTCTGGACTGCTGTTGCGCTATGACGATCTTGGATTTAATACCACAGAAAAAGGCACAGAGTTTCACTACAAGACACGCAGAGGACGCAACCGTATCTATGGCGGTAAGGTCATAGAGAACGTATGCCAAGCCATAGCGCGTTGCATCATTGGTGAACAAATGCTAAAGATAGCTAAGAAACATCGCGTAGTATTAACAGTGCATGACTCTGTTGTGTGCTGTGTTCGTGACGAAGAAGTGGGTGAGGCACAAGCGTACATTGAAGAGTGTATGCGTTGGATACCCGATTGGGCAGAAGGTCTGCCTATTAACTGCGAGTCTGGCACTGGCAAGTCATATGGAGACTGTGAATGATTGATGAATACGACATGGAGATAGGTTATGGGAAACTAGGTCATAATGCCGACCTAGTAACAAGGGATGGCTTTCCATGTTGCAATAAGTGTGGATCAGTTGAGTTGACTATGAATACAACGTCCATGTCGCATGGAATAGTGTATACACAAAGCGGAGTTATTGTGGAGTTTACCTGCAATAGTTGTAGAGCAGAGTTAACTCTTGCATTGTGTAACCAAGATGTAGGCAAGCCACAACTTACTGCCAGTGCAAGATGGGTTACTAAGAGACTACCACCGAAACCACTAACCTCTCTTCAAGAGTTACAAAGTTATTCGCTCACAGGTCAGTCTCATAAAATGAAGAAAAAACTTTTATGGCATGGGGGCTACTTGCCATGAGCATAAAGCCGTGGTCATTCAGTAGGATTAAGGCGTTTGAGCAATGTCCCAAGAAGTTCTACCACCTCAAGATCGCTAAGGATTATACCGAGCCAGAGACCGATGCCATGTCGTATGGCACGGCTTTTCATCTTGCCGCAGAAGAATACGTGCGAGATGGAACACCCCTACCCAACAACTTTAAGTTTGCACAGGATACGTTGGATAGCCTCAAGGCAAAGCGTGGTGACAAGTTATGTGAGATAAAGATGGGACTCACAGAGAATTTAGAGCCTTGTGATTTTTTTGACAAAAAAGTTTGGTGGCGCGGCATTGCTGATCTGGTTATCATGGATGGTGATACTGCTAGGGTGGTAGACTATAAGACTAGTAAATCAGCCAAGTATGCGGACAAAGGTCAACTAGAGTTGATGGCACTAGCCACGTTCAAGCACTTTCCCAAAGTCACAAAGGTGATGGCAGGGCTGCTGTTTGTTATATCCAGAGACCTTGTTAAGGACACTTATCACCGCGATGCGATGCCAGTTCTTTGGGGTAAGTGGTTGAGTAACTACAAGCGCATGGAGACTGCACATGAAAAGAACGTATGGAACGCCCATCCCAGTGGGTTATGCCGCCGACACTGTGTTGTTCTGGAGTGTGTTCACAACGGGAGCAACTAGATGCCATACACAAAATCACCAAGACCATACAAGAAAGAATACAAGAAACAAAAAGAGCGGGGTGAACACCCAGATAGAATGGAACGGCAACGTGCCAGACGTGCTTACGACAAAAAAGGTGTAAGCCGCAAAGGCAAAGACGTAAGTCACAAGAAGGCACTATCCAAGGGCGGTAGAAACAAAGACGGTACACGGCTGGAAAGCCCAAAGAAAAACCGCAGCCGCAACTACAAAAAGAAAAAGTAGTTTACGGAATTCCGTAAAGGAGAACACAGTGGAGATAATTCAGAACGGACGGGCGTTGTTGTTGCGTTTACGTAACCCGCAACAGGTGACAGAAGTAATACCAAAGAGCAAAGCCTTGTCTGATAACAAGGTTGTGGTCAAGTGGGGCGTGGACGAAACACAGGTACTCAAGAACCTAAACATCCAAGCTCCATCACCCATAGAGAAACAATATTTATGGACCGGAAGCTATGAGCCTTTCGCGCATCAGAAAACAACATCTGCATTTCTTACACTAAACAGGAAAGCCTTCTGCTTTAACGAGCAAGGCACTGGCAAAACCGCCAGTGCTATATGGGCGTCCGACTTTTTGCTTAACAAAAAGATAATCAATCGTGTGTTAGTTATCTGTCCGCTCTCGATCATGGATAGCGCATGGCGTGATGACTTGTTTACATTTGCGCCTCACCGCCGTGTTGACGTGGCCCATGGTAGCAGCAAAAAACGCAAGGAGATAATCGAACAGGGTGCTGAGTACGTCATCATAAACTATGATGGTCTGGCTATTGTAAAAGATGAGATAGCCGCAGGCGGGTTTGACCTAATCATCGTGGACGAGGCTACACACTATAAGAACGCCCAGACCAACCGATGGAAGACTCTAAACAAATTAGTCGGCGCAGACACATGGCTGTGGATGATGACAGGCACTCCAGCCGCACAGAGTCCATTGGATGCTTATGGGTTGGCAAAGTTGATAAACCCCACAGCAGTGCCACGGTTCTTTGGTTCTTTCCGCGATCAGATCATGGTTAAAATAACAAACTTTAAATGGATACCCAAAGAGAACGCCACTGACACAGTGTTCCGCGCACTGCAACCAGCCATACGATTTACGAAAGACGAGTGTCTTGACCTGCCACCCATGGTTTATGTCAAGCGCGAGGTAGAACTTACTCGCCAGCAAAAGAAATACTACGAACAGTTACGCAAGAAGCTAGTCATGCAGATCACAGGCGAACAGATTACTGCAATCAATGCCGCCGTGGTGATGAGTAAGTTGCTACAAATATCGGCAGGGGCTGTGTACACAGACGAGAGCGATGTGTTGGAGTTCGACATCACGCATCGTTACAAAGTGTTACGAGAAGTGATTGACGAATCCAGTCAGAAGGTTTTGATATTCGTGCCATTCAAGCACACGATTGATATTCTTACAGAGAAACTACGTAAAGATGGCATCACTACCGACATAATCAGGGGTGATGTGCCTGCTGCAAACCGCACACAAATATTCAAAACATTTCAAGAAACGCCAAATCCACGGGTGCTTGTCATACAACCTCAAGCTGCGTCTCACGGCGTTACACTTACTGCGGCAAATACTGTGGTGTGGTGGGGACCAACCAGTTCGTTGGAAACATATGCACAGGCTAACGCTCGTGTTCACAGGTCAGGACAAAAACATAAATGCACCGTCGTTCAGCTCCACGGCTCGGCTGTAGAGAAACGTGTTTACACACTGTTAGACAACAGAATAGACGTACACACAAAAATAATCGACCTTTATAAAGAAATACTTGACTAACACACATACCGCTACTAGATTGTACGAAACACTATATCTAAGGAGAACGGTATGGGTGACATATCCGCAGACAAGCTGACTAAAACTTATATTAAGATCCGTGAAGAGCGGGCGAAGTTGTCGGCTGATTATAAAGAAAAGGACTCTGTCCTCTCTCGTCAATTAGAGAGAGTCAAACAAGGACTACTCGACTACTGCAGTGCGCATAATGTCGAGAGTGTGAGAACTTCCGAAGGGCTGTTTTACAGGTCTGTAAAACAAAAGTATTGGACTAACGACTGGGAAAAGATGCACGCGTTTGTACTTGAGCATCAGGTTCCAGAGTTGTTAGAGAAACGACTTAATCAAGCAAACCTTAAACAGTTTTTGGAAGAGAACCCCGAGTCAAAGCCAGACGGCTTAAACATCGACTCTGAATATTCTATAGCTGTGAGGAAAAAGTAATGGAAGCAAAGTATGTACCCATTGAAGATGTGGCAAAACACTTCAGTGTTTCTGTATCTACAATACGTGCTTGGGTGCGTCAGGATCAAATTCCGCAGGATACCTACATTCGTGTAGGCAACACCTATAGATTTTGCATCCCTGATATATCGGAAGCACTAACAACCAAGAAGACTGCACCCGACATCAATAACGATGAGGATGAGATTACGGTAGAGCCAGTGGCGAAGCCAGAAGTGGCAACGGACGAGGATGCTGACCTATTAGAATTACTTGACGAAGATCAATAAGACATTGGGAGAATGATATGTCTGAAACTGTAAACATGAACCATAACATAGAAAATGTGGAAGCCCTGTGGCCTCGGATTAACCGGACTTACAAGTATGACGCTTCACCCAAAGTGAGGAAGTCTGTGCCTTGTGACGTGTTTGATGATGGCGCATCGTATACTATCCAGTTCCGTATGACAGAAGGACAAGCGAAAGACTTGTATAAGCGTATGAAAGTTGCGTACGCGGCACGTCAGGCAGAAAACCCTGACTGGCCTGAGAAGTTGTCCATGCCCTTCAAGAAGGACGAGGATGGCATGTATACCTACAAAGCAAAACTCAAGGGTGCGTATGGGACAGAAGCTACAGACAAGCCTGCGCAGTACGATTCAAAGGGTGTGAAGTTAGATGATGGTTTCTTGCTGACCACGGGAAGTACGGTTAACATTGCTATCACATTTGTTCCATATCACGGATCAATGGGGACAGGAGTATCACTCCGTCTACGCGCAGTGCAGGTCATCGACCTTAAACCTATGGAGGAGCAGTCACCATTTAAACCAGTAGACGGATTTGAAGCAACCACAGACGATAATCCATTTGCCGAAGTGTCCGAAGCGCCAGTAGAAGAGCCTAAAAAGACGGCAAAGAAAGCCGCTCCTTCTGCACCAGCAAAAGATAGTGACGATCTAAGTTCTATCGTGGACGATTGGGACGACTAAACCACCATACCATACTGCGGCTAGGCCGAGGCTGAAACGGGTGTGTACCGACACCCTTGCCGCAGTGTTTTTCGGTTATGGTGTTAGTTATGGAAACGAAAATATTTTTAAAGGCGGTGTTGGCAGACGAAGGGTATTACTGCGTATTTGCTTCCCGCACCAGTGATGACCGTAGAGTACAAAAATTCTACGGGTCGATAGATCAGGTTATAGATGCTGCGCAAAATCTAGACGCAGAGGGTTATGACGCATACTACGCGCTAGCTACATTCAGTGAAGCAGGGTCGCGTAAGGTTGATAATGTAAACCGTTTAAGTTCTATGTTTCTTGATTTGGATTGTGGCGCGAGCAAAGACTATGCGACACAGTCCGATGCAATTAGTGCGCTGAAGATATTCTGTAAGAAGTTATCTTTACCTAAACCTGTTATGGTAAACTCTGGGCGCGGGGTGCATGTTTATTGGCCTTTGCAGGACTCAGTAATTATAGATGATTGGTTGCCCGTAGCAGAGCGATTGAAGAAGCTGTGCGTAGACCATAATTTATTGGCTGATCCTGCGGTCACAGCGGACGCTGCGCGGGTGTTGCGCATACCAACCACCCACAACCACAAAGACACGCCACCAGCCCCCGTAGGCTTCTTTTTTGAGACCACAATAAAACCTGTGGACTTTGATGCGTTCTCAGAACTATTGGGCAACGACCCCATGCCCGTGCCAAAACGGTACGTGCCTAACGGTAACAATGCAGTCACGACAACACTTAACAGTAATGTGGAAAGCACGTTTCGTGAGATACTACGTAAGACACAGGCTGGCAAAGGGTGTAGGCAGCTACGCAACATACTTGTAGATCAAGCAGACTGTACCGAACCTATGTGGAGGGCGGGGCTATCCATAGCCAAGTTCTGCGCTGATGGCGTTGAAGCTGCTTATGCCATATCAAAAAACCACCCTGATTACAGTGCAAGTATAACACAAAAGAAAGTGGACCTCATAAAAGGTCCGTACTTATGTAATACATTTGACGAGTACGAGTCGGGTATATGTGTAGATTGTCCGAACTGGGGCAAGATAAAATCACCTATCTCATTAGGTATGCGCATACGTGAGGCTACCGAGGAAGATAACATTGTTGAAGCCCCTGCAGAGAACCTCCCGAACAACCCTATAAACCAGTACATAATTCCTCAATACCCGCGGCCCTACTTCCGTGGCGCAAACGGCGGGGTATACATCAGGATAACTAACAGCGATGGAGATCCTGATGAGAAGGTAATATACCATAACGACTTATACGTTGTTAGACGACTACGCGACGTGGAGCTGGGTGAAGCTGTTGTAATGCGACTACACCTACCGCGAGATGGAGTACGAGAGTTTACTCTACCTCTGACAGCGGCTACTTCCAGAGAAGAGTTCCGTAAACATATGTCCATGCAAGGTGTGGCAGTAACAAAGATGGATGAGCTTATGAGTTATACAACAACTTGGGTTAACGAATTACAAGCCAGCAGCACTGCGGATCAGGCACATAGACAGTTTGGTTGGACGGATGAAGGTGGCAGTTCTTTTGTGCTTGGCAATCAGGAAGTGTTCAAAGACAAGGTCGAGTTCAACCCGCCATCCACACAAACTGCAGGGCTGTTTGCTTCTTTTGAGCCGCGAGGCACAATGGAAAAATGGAAAGAGACCTTGGATTTTTACAACCGTGACGGGTTTGAATTGCACCAGTTTGTAGTAGGCACGTCCTTTGGCTCTCCTCTGATGCAGTTCTTACCAATTAAATGTGCGGCTCTGCATATATACAGCAAGGACTCTGGTGTGGGTAAAACCACGGCTATGGAAGCAGGGGTATCTGTGTGGGGTAAACCCGAAGATTTGGTAACTACAGAGCGCGACACCTATAACACAAAGATGAATAGAGGTGAGGTGTATCATAACATACCGTTATATATGGATGAGTTGACCAACGCGCATGGTAGGGAACTAAGTAACCTTGCATATCAGCTTACAGGCGGCAGACAACGTGGACGCATGGCTAGCGGTAGCAATACCGAGCGGCATCGGGGAGAGGCATGGAGTCTGCTGTCTGTAACCACAGGCAACACCAGTATTGTCGAGCGCATAAGTATTATAAAGGCTATGCCCAAGGCAGAAGCACAGCGCATTTTAGAGTGCCGTGTTAAGCGTATGCACTTTGAGACAAAAGAAGAGACTGACAAGTTTTCTGCCGCGATACAAGACAACTACGGTCACGCTGGCATTGAATACGTGCAATACCTGATGAACAATCTAGAAGACGCAAAGAAGCTACTGGTAAAAGTACAAGCCAAAGTAGACGCCCAAGCTAGTCTGACTGCTGAAAACAGGTTCTGGTCTGTGCTTGTATCTGCCACTGTCACAGGACTTATACTTGCAAAACGTGCAGGGCTTGTGAATTATGATACTAAGAAAGTATTTAAGTGGGGGGTAGAACAGCTAAAGGAGAACAAGCGACAAGTCGAGGATATGAGCGTTGGTGTAGAAGAGGTACTTAACGATTATATCCATGAGCATTGGAGTAACGTCCTGTGGATTAAAAGCACTGACGATCTCCGCAAGCAGAATAAAGACATAGAGTCGGTTATTATTCCAGAGGCACTACCCAGAGGAAAGTTGGTTGCTCGTTACGAAACAGATTTAAAACGTGCGTACCTTATACCCAAGCCGTTAAAGGCATGGTGTGGCGAACAACAAATAAACTACAACTCGTTTATATACGATCTTAAAACAAAGCTGGGGGCCAAGAAGTCTAAGATGCGGTTGAGTAAAGGCACGCACATGAACTTACCCCCAACGGATGTAATTATTGTTGATTGTTCAGTGGAGAAACTAGATGGCGAGACACTATAGAAATTTATATGAAGGTAAAAACTATGGATCAGCATCTGTGTTCGGTATGGATCAGGTATATGTCAGAGAAAAAGAGGCAGATAAGTTGGCATGTCAACGTGCTAGTGAAAACCTACCTCCCAATGCTTTTGCAGATGACGACCCAGAAGCGGTGAAAACAGACCACAGAAAATATTATCACAAACCTACGGACATAGGCGCAGCCAGATCGGCATTAGATGACGCAGGGTATTCTGAAGACAGATGACTTAAATCCTGATGGGGTCAGAGTTGTTGTTGATTGGGATAAGATGGTTATAAACGCATCTATTTTTGTCCCGTGCATCAATACTGAAGAAGCACAGAGCCAGATTAAACGTATAACTGCAGAAAAAGATTGGCGGATAGAAACTAGGGTTACGATAGAGGACGCCAAATTGGGGTTGCGTGTCTGGAGAATCACATGATAATGTGTCAGGGACAGATCCCTCCGACTGTCGTTCTCCCAAACTTTACCCCTCGCTCCGGCGGGGGGTTTTTTATTCGTCAAAGAGATCATACCCCCAATACTCTGCTACATGACCCTTCAAGGTTGCTTGCATGTTAGGGCTAAGTGTAACACCGTTGTGCATCTTTACGGACGTACGCATGTGTTGCTTCATTGATCGCTTTATAGTAGCAGCGTTGATACCCGCTGTAGGATGCGCAGAATTGAATTTAAATATCCTGTTGTACACATCACTTACGTCATCACCCATGCGTAATCCTATGTACAACCGCCTGAGAAGTTGTGTGCGTTCTGTACTAACTGCACGATCTATACGTTTTATAGCTTGGTTCTGTTCTTGAGCTAGCGTGTATTCTGTTGGTGGGAAGCCCAACATTTGCGCAACTAGACCGCCAGTTGTTACGTCATCAACAATGGGATCACCACGTCGTGTCAATATTCCTTCGTCTCTGGCAAACCTACCAATACCGGGTAAACCTTTGTAAAAGTTACGAAAAGCAGCTGGCAGCATGGATTCTACTCCGCGCTCAAAGTCTCCGTTCTCGGATATCACGTCTTTTAGACCGCGTCTAAATTGTCCGTACACACTCCAAGCGGGGCCACCAAGAACTTCCATAACCCTATCAGCATCTGATGCGTCACTGTTGTATGGGTTGTCGCGGTACAGTAAGTTTGACAAACCAATACGTGATGCTACGTCAGTGCCTGTTATAGCGTTAAGTGGTCCCTTATACGCTAGTTCGCCAATATGTTTACGCAAGATTGTTTCTGCATCGTCTTCGTCATCACCCAAGAACATATTAGCCAGCATTAAAGTAGCACCAACAAACGGCATACCTTGTACACCTGCTAGCAGGCTGGAAGAAAGCAACACTCCGAAGAATTGTTCTTTAGCAGCTTTGGACTCTGCTGCGGTGTATTTGCCGCTCTTGCGCATACTGTCGATGGCCATGTCGCCAGTCTTGAATAGAGTGTAGTACATCTGCACTCCATACCCTTTGTACATCATGGCTACACGACCTATACCCTGCTGGGCTATACGTCCTGTGGTGGCTAGAGCGGCACCACCGTTCATTTCTTGCGTCATGCGTAGGGCTTCTGTTGCCGCCGCCTGCGGATCAACTTTCCCACTTTTTTCCATACGTTGCATCTCAAGATCAAACGCAGAGATTAAAGCTGTTTGTCTGTTAAGACTTTCCTGTACGTGAAACGCTAGTGCGCCATATGCGTTCACGCTTTCCCATGCACCCCTATCACGTCCTGTTTTGTCAATACCTAGTGTATCGTAGAACAACGAACGATTAAGCAGTCCTCTTGCCCCTGCCATTTGAACAAGGGGGGTAAGCCTCTCAAGTTTTTTACGTTTTTCATCGCTAAGTTCTAAATCTTTTCGCACAAACAACTTACCGTCTTTACCAGCTTCGTAATAGTTGTCTATTGACGGTGTGCCTCTGACTTTTGCGGTGCCTGCTTCTGGATCTATTTCAGATATCTTACGGTTCAATCCACTACCTGTTATTAACGCCATGGCATTGAACACCGCTTTCGGCGCGGCTCCTACACCCAACGTGCTTCTATATTTGCCGTTTAACATGGGAGCCATAACAAGCGGTATCTGTGAGGCGTTAACCACAGCAGAAGATATGTTGAACCCAATAGTGCCAAGGAACGCTATACGATTGGCCTGTGCAGCAAGTCTGTTCATGGTGTTGTCTGGCGGATTACGTGCAAACCTAGAACGTTCCAACAACTCATCTCTGACTATGACAGACTTTTCTTGGTCCGTGCCAGACTGCGATTTAAATTCTTTCTCTAACTCGCTTTCTAGTTTTCTTAGTTTATTGCTGTACTTTAATCGTTGCACTTGTCTGGACAGGTCGTAAGCCCTAGAACGAAACGCTTCAAAAGCATCGCGGTCAAAACCTAACTCACCTTTACCGTCTTTACCGCCACGTTTCTGCATGGACTTAGCAAAAGATGTTTCTGGGAGTGTGTTTATAAACAACTCCATTATCTGTCTTCTTTGGTCTGCGTGTGCAGCCTTCTCTTCTGGTGAGGCTTTGCTATCTGGTTTGGACTTTTCCAATATTTCCAGTGTCTTGCTTACAAAGGACTCCGGTGCAGCATTTCTAAAGTCTATTTCTTTACTGTTAGAATAAGGTTTTATACTACGCTTATCAGTGACCCTTGGATCATTTTTTAATTCTTCTATACGTTCGTTCCTAGAAACGATAGATTCAAACGCCTCGTATACGGTCTCTGTGGTGGTCTCAACTTCACCTGTCAAAGGATTCTTTCTCTCGTTGAGAGCCGTGTACTCTACCCACCTATCGCCTTTACGAGTCAGTGGGAAGTATGGACGTATGTTTTTGCCCTCAAAGAGCTTTTGCATGATTGACTGTTTTAATTGCACCTTGTCATCTGCATCGGCCACAAGATCATCAATCTGTCCATCAACAACTTTTCTTAGGTCTTTGTATATAATTTGATACGCGTCGCGCATTTTTATGTATGTAGCCTGCCCGTTTGCGCCTAAAGAGTTCCACTCCCCTCCTTTTTTGGTCATGTCTTTCCACAAGGCTATTTTTTCAGGATCAGTTTCTTTATGACCATCTTCACCCAACAAAAACTCTTTGCCGTTTTCAGTTTTCAGTTTGTCCGTAGGATCAACGCCTTCAGTGGTGCTTTGATATATGACGTTATTAAATTTCGCTGTACGAGTCGGGTTGTTTTTCTGCCATGCCTCAAGAGCTTTTAGAGTACCATCAACTTTGACATCCGCTTTATTTGTGTCGCCCACCTGCTCTTCTATGGTTTCTTGTATCTTTACAGCTACCTTTTGCAGATTGTATTTTTTAGCAAGATCAGTAACAGCTTGAAGAGGTAGGGAGAATAAAGTAAAAGCCTTTGTTTGCTTGCTTGCGCCCCCGTTTATTATGTCTGCTATCTTTCTTAAAAACTCAGACTTGGCGGCAGGGGTAGACGGTGATTTAACACGGGCTGCAGTATTCTTGACCATGTCAATCACGTTACCGCCCATATACATCTTGCCAGCGTTACGAAACTCTGGTGCAGGTGCAAGCATGGCTTCAATTAGCTGATCTGCCTGATTGAGTGCAGAACCCACAGGTTTTGTTTGCATTTTCATGGCACGGCGTAACACGTTAGCAACAGAGTTAAAGAACCGCTGCAGTGCGTTGATTGGCTCACCTTTGACGTTTATACCAGCCAGCTTGCGTTGAAACTCTGGGTTGCCAAACGTCTCTGCTACAAACTCGTCTACGTTCTGCGCCCCATACGCAGTGTCGAGTGAATCTTTTACGTCATT